CGCGGTCGGAATAATCGTAGCCGGAAATGACCTCCGGCTGCGGCTGTTTCTTTCGTAATTTCATCTCACACCCCCAGCATCCGGTTCACTTCGCCCTGCACGAGATCGTAAAACCACGCGCCGAGCTTCTGCTTTCGCTCCTCGCCGTTGCCCCACTTTCCGTCGAGCACCTCCTGCGCCATCGCCGAGACACTTACGCATTCCCCGTCCTTTTCGCTGGGATGGGGCTCTGCTCCGCCCGCCGCGCCATCGTCAAAATACGAAAGCGGCACATACAAAATATCCAGATCCAGTGGGCTGCCCCGGTACTGCTGCATGACGCACTTCCCGGAAAGGTCGGGATAATGCACGCCGTCGTTCGCGCCCCACGCGGCGATCCAGCGGTCGTACCCCGTCTCGCCGATGTGCGTATCAAACCAGCTCAAGCTGGCGTACACGCCGGTTTTGTTCCCGGCCTCCTTCATAGCCGCGCAGAACGTTTTGCACATCGCGGTGATTGTCTCATTCTCCGGGAAGCCGTTTTTCGCCTTGTAGGCGTCCGCGTCCTCCATATCAAACCACACACCGAGACGGGGCTTTCTGCCGTTCAGGAATCGAAGACAAGCCTCCGCCTCCTGCCGTGCCTGCGCCTCGTTGAGCGCGTAGGAATACCAGTAAAGCCCCCACGGAATGCCGAGCTTCTCGCACTTTGCGATGTTCCGCTCCGCCCACGGGTCCGCGCTCGTCCAGAACCCGCCGCGGATGATGACGAAGCCGTCTTTATAGGGCGTCAGGTCCATGTCGCCCTGCCACTGGGAAATGTCGATACCGTTCATTTCCATATACCTCCTGCTTTGAATTTCGCCGACGCATTTTTCCATGCGCCGCCCTTGCGGTAGAGCATCGCCTGCTTCCACGTCCCGCCGGTCTTGAAGTACAGCACATCGCCGACCGGCTCCGGTACGGCAAGAGTGACCGGGCTGTTTGCCGTAGTCGGTCTGTGCCCGCTGGTCATTCCGGCAGTCACCGTCGCGCCGGTATACGTTGACGGAAGCGTGTAGTAATAAGTAGCGGCAAGATAATAGCCGCTGCCGTAATTGTACGCTTCGCTCGGGCCGAACTCGTTTTCCATGCCGTTGCTGCCCCAGGGGATGTACGCCGCTTTGTTTGCCGCTCCCCATCCCATGATTGCGTTGGAGTACATCTTTATCCGCACACAGACAGAGTTATCGGAAAGCCGCGTAACAGCGCATTTGGAATAGTAGGCATAGCCGTACTTTCCTTGGTTATACATGCTAACAATTTCGCTTCCTCGCTCCATCCCGCCACATTCGTTGGCTCTGCCGTGCTGAACGTTCCCATTCCGTTCACCTCACTCCGAATACATGAGATAGATATCCCCGTCGCTGCCGAGCTCGGCGCCCGGCTCCGTCGTTCCGGCGTAAACATGCCGCACCTGATCGGCTACAAGACCGAACTTCGTATACGGGATATCGTTCGCGAGCTTCTCGGCGGTCACGGCGTTCGGCGCGAGCAGCGCCGTGATGATAGCACCCGCGGCAATTTTCTCCGCCGTCACCGCGCCCTGCGCGAGCTTCTGCGCCGTTACCGCGCCCTGCGCGATGTGCGTTGCGAGCACCGAGAGCGCCGCG